AAAAGCAAATGGTGCGACAGTGTGATCATTGAGCCACTGCACTGCTGAGATATGAGGATCTCTAAAACTGCTGGCAACCCAAATAACAACTTGTGCTTCTAATCCAGCTAAATAGGTAAGGATTTGTCCAAGATGTGTGTGATCAGTTTGTTCTAATTGGTTTTCAATAAGAACTCTCGAGTCGTTTTGGGGATTCCTGGCAAGGATATCAGCTGAGAATGAATCAACACTAACTTCTTGACCTTCTAATTCAAGAGGTATACCTATAGCCGCAGATAATCGATCAAGATTGTCGGCAAGCCAAGGAGTAAAATCTTGTGCTTCATGACTCCATGCTTCTCTAAGATTTACATTCTTTAGTGTTCCAAGTTTTGTATCCATTTCTATAATCTATTATCCATCTAGCCTATCAGCATAATCTCTTAAAATTTCTGCCATCTTTTGAGGTGGAATTTCTTCTTGATATTCTCTACATAAATCAAAAAATTTATCAAGGAAATCTTTCATTGAAGAGGACATAAAAAAGAGGGGTTTTGTCCCTCTATGTTAGATCGACTGTCAATAATTACTCCTTATATATAAAGTAATTTTTTTCTATTAAATATGAGCGAACAAAACCAGAGCGAACAATATCACCTATTGTAAATTCTACTGTTTCAAATTCTTTCATTTGTTCTAATATTCTCATAAAATCTTGTAGTCCTTCCTTTTCACTCATCTTGGTCAAATCTGATTGAAAGAAATCACCACAAAATATAATTTTACTATCTTGACCAACTCTTGTAATAATCGTATCTAATTCGTGAAAATTACAGTTCTGAGATTCGTCAACAATTACGACAGCGTTATCTAATGTTATACCACGAAGATATGAAGTTGTCAAGAAGGTAATACTTCCTTGATTCTTTAATCTATCATATAACATACTAAATGCATTATCACTTGATTGTTCAAACATAAACTGAACCATATTATGATAGGGTACTTGGTACAATGCAGACTTATCTTCTTCATCACCAGGCAGAAACCCCATATCTCTTGTAGGAACAACTGAACGAATAATGATTACATTTTCATACTTACTCTTTGGGTCTAATACTTGTTCTAGTGCAAGGTAAAGTGATATAAAAGTTTTGCCTGTTCCAGCTGCACCAAACAAAAACAAATTCTTATTCTCTTTTCTCCAGGCATTAAATACTACCTTTTGATTATCTGTAATTGGTTTTACAGTAACTAAATTATCTAATTTTATATCTTGTTTTTTACTCATAATTTTCCTCGTATTTGTTTCCTAAATTATCTGTGAATTTTATATTCTTTATTTTACCACCATATATTGTAAAATAATGATTATGTGCTATACCAATAGTTCCTTCATATTTAAATTCACCATATTCTGTTGTGATAACAACTGTGTCAATATAATCAGCAGGAATCTCAGTTCTTGTCAACTGATTAAATTGTAATCCAGAATAGTTTGGGTGATTAAACTGTATCTTCTTTTTTGCAAATAACCACCCATCACTAAAAATATCTATCTTATCTTTAGGGCCATCACTTCTTCCTATGGGTGCAGCAGAACACCCACCAGCGGCCTTTATAAACTTTCTGTTAATATATAATTTACCATTTTTATCTTCACCTACAACTGTTAGGTGTGTGTATGCATTGACTCTAATATTTGTTTCAACATATGGTATTATATCTTTGAATTCAAATGATGCACAACAAGGTGTTGGATTCTCATCTATAATTAATGTTAGTTTTACTATGTCTTGAGATACGGCCGTAATAGTGATAGGAACATTACTACCATCTACTGCACGATAAGGTGCATCAATAATTATATCTTCAGTTTGTTCTAGAAACTGTTCTTGATACAAATCTTCTTTCAACCATTCTTTCCAACTATCTGAACAAACAGATATAGGAAACAGTAAAATGATAAGACTAAGAATTACGCTTTTTATGTTTATCATATGCTCTTTTTGCTTTTATTTTCCTAATTGACTTTTTACCATATCTTTCTGCAAGTGGACTAGTAGGGTGTTTTTCTGCAATCTTACTAAACACCTCTCTCATACCAGAATCACCTTTTTCACTTTTAGTAACTCCACTAACTATATTCATATTTAAATAATCAGCAGGCTCAATATTCGGATTTTTTTTTAAATATTCTACTTTCTCATCGTAGGACATAAATTCATCAAAATATTTATCTTCTTTTTTGTTATAGAAATCGTATCTAGGCATCTAACTTCTTATTAATCTCTAATCTCAAGTCAAGAATTCTTTCTTTCATATAACTGATTGCAGTATGGACATAACCCATATCTTCTGGGCCATTTTCTTCTACAAACTTTTTTGCAATCTTTACTTCTTCTTGAAGCATCATAAGTCTATCAAGTTTACTCATCATTATTCACACCTCCTTTTCTTAATTCATATATTTCTTCATTTAGTTCTTTTATTCTAATATAAAGACTTTGTATCTGTTTCTGCATTTGTGCAATCTCAAACTGATACAATTCATCTTTACCTAACCAGTTTTTTTTCAACTCTTTTCTTTGTCTTTTCACTTCTTTACTTTCTAAGTATTCTAAATCACTTTTATTAATGTGTTCATTAATCATATCCCAATATCCTTTTGTTGAAACCATAATGGTACACTCCTATTTTTCCAAGTCGCAAATCTAACCTTTTCTTTTATATAGTAGTTCTTATAAGCTGCGATTGGTTGATTAGGAATTTTACAGTAATCTGGCATACATTGAGGCATCTCAGTGAGTCTGGTATCTGGATTTATATTGTTTGGAATAATATTTAAATATGGTAGTCTATCTTCTACTGAATGTTTTTTACCATATCTAAATGTATATTCTTTTAACAAGTTCATCAGTAAATGTAATAACCAAGAATAGTTACCTCTAGTTTCTCTACACCATATTGCAGAAGGGTGTTTAGTATGACACGCCAACATTAGATTCTTATCCATAAAATCTATTGGGTGTTTCCACCTTTTTACATTTCTGCCAGTTTTAGATTTACCGACAAACTCTTTTCCGTCTAGTAATCTATGTGCAGTTGATAATAGTTGTGCATACTCTACACACATTTTTACAGCGTGTTTATCACAATGTTCCAAAGATGCAATCTTTGGGTCTTCATTAATATAAAATATATTCACATTACCTCCTTCTATAAAAAATGTGTCTACCTATTTTTACTGTTTTTTCAAAATGTCTTGACCATTTTGGTTTAACATAGTCAGCATGATAATACAATGCACCGTCTGTAATGTCAAGTAGTGTTTTGAAATTTGTTGAAACCAAACCTTCTGCAAGTACATATAGTTGATTGTATGTGTAGTGGTCTTTTATCTCATCTGATTTACCATCACAGTACCAACTGAATTGACACATATGTTTGATAGGTTTTTTTAAACCTTTTTCTTTTAACCACCATTGTGATATTTTTGCATCTTCTATAACACCACAAATTGTATTTGGATATAAATCACTTTTTACTCTGTTTAAAACTACATTTGTTACACCTAGAACTCCAGCAGTTCCTTCATTACGAGCCTCAAAGTACATATTTTTTGCAAGACAAGTTATTTCTTTTTTGTCAATGTACTTATCATATTTTGCAATTTCCATATATTGCAAAGGTTTTTGTCTTTCTGGTCTAAATATACCGACCATAACAATAAATGTTGCTAATATTGTTGTGAATACTTTGAAAAACACTCTGTACCCCTCATTTGTTTTTTTGAATTGTAGGGAACGGTCTGGTAATCCAACTTGTTCCCTAACAATTCTGGGTTTAGAATAAGTCTTGGTCATCTTCCTTATTCATCATATAAGTGCCAAGACTCATAAACCCAATTCCAGCGACTGCGAGGATGGAAAGAGTAGTGAGAGAGGCGTCACCATCAACAGCACCAGCCGCAAGAATACTGAATAAAAATCCAATCATAAAATAAATCATAATATACCTATAAATAAAATGTTAATAATTATTATAATACCATATTATTTTAATATGTCAACCCTATGCAGATTTTTTATAATCCTTATGATTAACATTTAAAAAATTGTCATCCCAATCAAATGCCTCTTGTACCACTTGTTTTGATAACCCTTTATACTTTTGATGTAATTTCTTATCTTTTGCAAGTATTAAAACTTCTGCCTCACCCTCTTGTAATCCCTCTAACATTTGGACAAACATAGTTTCACATTTAACTTGATTTAATTTATCGTTTCCACCCTTTATGAAGTGAAACAGTTTACCAGCTTCTTGTTCTAATCTTGTGTGTTCAGTTCCCTCTGGTGCATCATTTTTAATAAATGGTACATCACCCTCTGGTAATCTCCATACAATTTTAGGGTCAAAACTAGATTTCAAAACCATTTTCAATCCTTCACTACTGTATTTTCTTAATACTTCTATTTTCTTACCTTTTACTTTTGCATTATTGACCATAGTTAATACTTCGTGCATTAAAGGTCTTACAACATCATATGCCATTAAAAATCTCCTAGTTTTTCAGTCAGCTCTTTTAGTCTGTGTTTCATAAAATAAGGTAATATTTTACTCTTATCATTTTGGGTAATTTTATCTACCCACATATTATATATAAGTTCCCCCAACTCATTTGGTATACTGTCAAAGTCAATCAATGTTTTGTTTCTTTGATAGTTTCTTTTTATCTCACCCTCTGGAATACCATTTTCTTTCCACTCAGTTAATTTCTTTTTTGTGATAGGTCTTTGTCTTAAATCTTCTACAAATACAGTATCTTGAGATAAAACATTTGGAACACCATCTCCTTTATCTCCTCTAATTATATGTTCAAATTTATATTGTTCTGGATTCTCATCAACCACAAATTTTTTTAAAGTTGGTGAATATTGTTTTACATTATCACTTTGATGTAATTGTATAAAATCTTTATCACCAGATATAATTAATATTTCCTCATATAAGTTTGGTGTAGAAGAAATCTTATTTGATAGAATCGCAATAATATCATCAGCCTCTGCACCATTTATTTTTAAAACTTTATAGGGGAAATTTTCTTCTAACTCATTTTGAATTTTAGTTAGTATATCAAATAACTCATTCCAATCTAAACTACTTTCACTTCTTGCCTTCTTACGATTTTGTTTATAATAGGGAAAGTAATCTTTTCTCCAACAATGTTTGTCGTCATAACAAAGTACCAATTCACCAAAATCTTTACTGAATTTTGTTTTATACGACCTCAAAGAGTTTAGTACCATATGTCGTACTAAATCCTCACTTAAAGGTTCATCTTTCATCTGTATCATCAAATTACTAATCGTAACTTGATTCATATCAACTAATATCATTTATTCTTTTTTTTATCTAAAGCTTTCAAAAACTTTGATATCAATTCCATTTTAAATATTGTGTTAGTATTACCTTTTTCATCTTTCTCTTGAACCATAAACTTATCAACCAAAGGTTGCATTTCGTGTTTAATATCTAAATCTCTATAAATAGAACTCTTGATTGATTCAATAACAAAAGATAAATCTTTAACAAATATTGGGTCTCTTGAATTGCAGAAAAATCAGAATGTTAAAGTAGATTATGTTGAGATCGGTAATGGACCAAAAGTAGTACTACTTCATTCTACTGCAACTGGAATTAAGCAATGGAGATAT